ACTAATATTACATCATGCCTGGCATACCATGTGGTTGCTGTGCTGGTTCTTCTTTAGGAAGTTCATTGATAGCACAGTCTGTGGTTAATAGCAACCCAGCAACACCAGCGGCATTTTGTAGTGCGCAACGTGTTACCTTAGTTGGGTCAACTACACCCATAGCCAACATATCACCGTAGGTATCGTTGGCGGCATTAAAGCCATAATTACCCGCGCCTTTGATTATTTCGTTGACTACTACAGAACTTTCTACACCAGCGTTTTGAACGATTTGGCGTAGGGGTTCTTCGATAGCACGTAGAACGATACTGATACCAGCATCTTGATCAGCATTATCACCTTTTAAGTTTTGGATCACTGATTTAGCACGTACCAAAGCTACACCACCGCCAGGAACGATACCTTCTTCTACAGCGGCCTTGGTAGCATGTAGAGCATCGTCAACACGGTCTTTCTTCTCTTTCATTTCTACTTCTGTCGCAGCACCAACTTTGATTACAGCAACACCACCTGACAATTTAGCCACACGTTCCTGTAGTTTTTCTTTGTCATAGTCTGAAGAGGCAGCTTCGATCTGTGTGCGGATAGTTTCGACACGTGTGTTGATAGCATCAGCTGAACCTTGACCATCGATAACGATAGTATTGTCTTTTGATACTTCGACCCGACCAGCAGAACCTAGATCTTCTAGTTTTGTGCTTTCAAGTTTAAGTCCAACTTCTTCAGTGATGACCTTACCACCAGTTAATGTAGCGATGTCCGTCAGCATTTCTTTACGGCGATCACCAAAACCTGGTGCTTTGACTACACAGGTACGGATAACACCTTTCATGTTGTTAATAACCAATGTGGCCAGTGCTTCACCTTCTAAGTCTTCACAGATAATAAACAATGGTTTACCAGCTTTGGCTACTTGTTCTAATACCGGAAGGATTTCCTTGATGTTTGAAATCTTTTTATCATAGCAAAGCACATAAGGATTATCTAAGATGCTGATTTGTTTGTCAGCTTGGTTGATAAAGTATGGGCTTAGGTATCCGCGATCAAACTGCATACCTTCTACTACTTCAAGTTCCATTGCAAGTGACTTACCATCTTCAACAGTGATAACACCTTCACGGCCAACTTTTTCCATAGCATCAGCGATGATCTTACCGATCTCATTATCGCTGTTAGCTGAAATAGTACCTACTTGTTCAATGCTGGCTGTGGTATCACAGGGCACTGAGATATTTTTAAGTTCAGCTACTACTGCGGCTGTGGCTTTGTCGATACCGCGTTTTAGATCCATAGGATTCATACCAGCGGCCACTGACTTAGCACCTTCTCTGACGATAGCCTGTGCTAGAACCGTAGCAGTCGTAGTACCGTCACCAGCTTGGTCAGCTGTTTTACTAGCTACTTCTTTGACCATCTGCGCACCCATGTTTTGTAGTGCGTCTTTTAATTCAATTTCTTTAGCTACTGTGACACCATCTTTGGTGATGTGTGGTGCACCATAGCTTTTACTGATAATAACATTACGTCCTTTTGGACCTAGTGTTACTTTTACAGCATTAGCGAGGATGTTCACACCCTCGATCATTTTACCGCGAGCTGACTCGCCAAATTGTACGTCTTTAGCACTCATATCTATTCTCCTTGTTCAATAACTGCGTAGATTTCTTCTTCTTTGAGGATCAATACTTCCTCACCTTTGATAGTAACTGCTTGGCCAGCAAATTTACCAAATAGCACTCGATCGTTTTCTTTTAGTGTCATAGGAACTATAGAACCAGCTTCGGTCCTGCGTCCTTGACCTACTGCTATTACTGTACCTTGATCGGGTTTTTCTGCGGCCGCATCTGGAATAATGATGCCACTTGACGTTTGTGTATCCGCTTGGATACGTTTGACAACCACACGGTCGTGTAGAGGATTTAACTTCATTGTTTATTTCTCCTAATTAAGCAAATAAAATTTTCGCTCCGCCCTTGTATAGGCACGAAACAACTAGTATATACTAGCAAGAATATTTATGTCAAGTGATTTCATGGGATTTAAGAAAATCTACTAGGTTGTCTTTGCTCAAAGGCAACCATTTACGGTCTACTTTGGTTATCTTAAATTTAAACCCATCGATAAGTCCATCGACTATCTGTTCAATGTCTTCCACAGTGTGATTTGATACCCATTCGCTTTCACCACCTTTATCACTTTCGATAGCCCAATCATAACGTTCTTTTATAGTTGTTTCTAATTTCCCAATAGCACGTGCAGGTCCGATATAAACCATATCAAAACAGGCAGTGTGTTTCCTTTTACTATAACTATTTTGGTAACTGCTGAGTCGACTCCACCAACTACCAGTGATCCCGATTTTGCAATCAGGAGCACCTAGTGGACATTTGAATATATAGAATAGTTTTATCATACAAATTCAAAAAGATCCATTTTTGCTTTGGTTCTTACTCTGGTTTTTTGTATATTAAGTTTAGGCGCAACACCATGGATTTGAACATGTTGACTAATCAATTCATGTTCTTCATTGAGTAATACTCGATCAATTTCAAGGTCGCCTTCTTTATCTAATTCAGCAGTATAATCATTGACTATAATGATTATGTCGTCCTTAGTTAGATTAGGAAAATGCCTAGACATACCTTCTCGCATTTTCCTGGCGCTGGTATCATCTAAAGACCATCCACCCCACCCAGGTATACCACCAGCTTGTCTGTATATTCTATTACCCCAAGTTCCGGATATCCATTCGTTGTCGGCGGCTTTACCATGTTTGATAACTTCAGTATCAGATTGAAATGTATAGGTGTAATATTTACATCTTTCCATTTCTGCTATATAGCAAATGTCTCTAGGGGTTGCTAATTCTGCAAGTTTAATTTCAAATGTTTTCATTATACTCTCCATTGGCAACTTGGGCTAGGTAAGATAACACTACCACCAGATTGCTTATACAAGTTAATAATACCTGCTAGCACACGTTCCTTGTCATGCTCTGGAATATTACCTGTGAGTGAACCTTGCGTATGATAAGCAGTCCAATAACTTTCCTTGATCTCTTCCTGTACTGATTCTGGATCACCATATTTGGTAGTTAATAGATCAGCGAGATCCTTGTCGAAGTCTGCTGTCAATGACAGCCCCTCGATAGCCGCACGATGATATAGCATACTCAAAGGACGAAATACTTCTAAGGTTAATTCAGCTTCAGGCCAAACATCACGATGAAATTTCAATGCACGATCCCAATACTGCCCTCGGGTACCATAGGCATCTGCTAGCTCGTAACATTCAATACCTGATTTGATCTGCGTAAAGGCGCCAGCACAGGTAGCATGACGTTTTGGCACACAGTTGTTCTTGCGTAGAATATTCATCATGCTAACATACTGTTGGTCTCGTGTCTCAACACCAATCATAAAGTCATCATATGGACTAAGAGCACGTTTCATCTTACCATTGATGTTACGCATGTTGGTACCAGCTAACCAAACACCGTATTTGATACGTTCTTCATCAGTGGATCCAAACCCAGCATTTTCAATTTCGCTGACTGGAATATGATCAATATCAATGAACCAAACTGGATATTTAGTATAGCCTTTTAATTTACATACCTGTACTGTATGATGTCCATCCCAGATACAGTAGATCGTTTTACCGTCTTTTAATGTGATCTTGATAGCACAAGGAACGATAATACAAGTTGGATTAAATCCTTTAAAGATTTTTTCTACGTGATTAGGTGCAACATCACGTTGGAATATAGTCCAAAGATACATGTCCTCCCAACCTACATAGGTAAATCTTGGACTGATAGTATCATTTGGATATGTGATTGTAGCACCACCACTTGGATCGTACGGTGCTGATGTGTTAGCATACTTAGGACCTATGACTGCTAGGATACCTTGGTGTATATCTTCTAACGGAATAATTTCATTAGGGTAATTCTTGGCCATTTCGCGAAGATCGATAGCATCATCTTTCATCTCGAAAGGAATTTTGTATCCTTTGACGAAGTTCGCCGTGGCTGTTTTCTTGTTCCAAACTTGCATAATGTCTCCTTGTGTCTACTTAATTTCAACGTAAAAATTGGGTCTACTTAATTTCAACCGTAATACAATTATACTATCGTTTGGTATCTGTGTCAATATCATTTAATCAAAAAGAAAGCCCTTGCGGGCTTTCTACTATTTTGGGTGACAAGGTATAGCTACCCCGTGGTTGCGGTTTCTTAGGCCGCTACTGCCTCAGTGCGTGAGCCAAAACGGAAGTTTTTGCCCATTGCTACTTTAACAGTACCAAGTTTAGATGTTTTTGCATCTAGAGATTTGCTTGATTTACAGTCATCGCCTACTGTGTTGTCCACTTGTCTACTAAGCCGTCAATCGATCCTAAGTTCATCCCCATTTAAAAATTCTATTTCAAAAACACTTAGGTGGAGATGCCGGGCTCCGCCCCCGGGTCTTGACCGTTTTTGGACTCGCTTCATACAACAATTCTTATTTTCTTTTTTTAATTTGTTCTTTTAACCAACAAGGACGATACCCTACTACCCGAGGTAAGAACAAATTTTTAATCCAACGTAGCATTAAAATTCATCCTCATCTTGCCCTTCGCTCCACTCATCGTAGGCTTCTAAGAATTCGTCAATCATAACCAATACTATGATTAAAACAACTCCTACTAAGAATATCTTCCACATATTAGCCCTTTACTTAGCGCACCACACGCCGTTATAGTAAACTTCAACTTCACCTGTTGACTTATTTAGTTGCTGTTCACCATTCCAGTGCTGGTCTTGTTTTGGTGCTTGACGCTCAGCAGGAACTGATCCGTAGCCAACCATCTTAGCCCACTCTTGTTCTGTATAATAATAGTTTTCTTTCATGCAAGTATTTATAATGAGAAAAGGCCCCTAAGGACCTTTTCGTCTTGCCAAGGTTGATTAAACAGCCACTGGTGTTTTTACTGCTTCAGCACGAGCTTTCAACGAATCCATTGAAACCTTTACTGTAGCTGAACCGTTATATTTTGCATCTGCCGCATTGATAGCATCAGCAAATTTAACGTATAGATCCGAAGCCTTAAGATGCTTAACACAATCACCCTTACTAAGAGCAGTTGGAAGTTCAACAAGGTTGATATCCTTGTGACCATCTTTGTTTAAGATCTTAACACGGCTAACTAAATCGTTAGCGAAACGAACCTTGGTTACACCATTAAGTGTACTAATACCTGTTACTTTAAACATAAATTTCCTCTCTTATTAATAAACTTGTCTTGATGAAAAGACTGTGCAATTATTGTCACCGCCAAACTGACTCTTGACCATGTTCTGAGCCTGCGTAGCATTCTGCGCCTGTACCCTGATCGTAGCCTGATTGTTAGTCTGGTATGTATAGCCACCACTACCATTGTTGTTGGTAATACCGTGTCTTACTGTGATTTCAAAATCACCCATATATCTTCTCCTTAGACATTTCACTATCTTGAACTATGAAGCCTTGGATCGCTCCAAATGCTTCCCCCATTTCAAACATATACTGCCAGAACTCCTGTTTGACCGCAGTAGTCTGAAATTCTAAATCCCTAAACACTTGTTTAAGTGCTTCTGGAGTGATGTTGCCACCACAAATTCTTGTTAATTCTTCGTATTTCTTAGTGTTCATACTATGTATTATAGCACCTTTTGGTTTGGTTGTCAACCGAAATTTAGTCAGCACGTGAACCACAATAAGCACGGAAACCATATTTGCTCAGGACTTCAGCATAGGCGCTGGCACCAGCTTCTTTGATATCCATGCTTTGGCCATTATAACCACCTGGGCTCCACAAATTCATGGTTTTTGGTCTCCAGCTTTTCTTAAAGCCAATTTTAACTAGTTCTTTAGCTTCTTTTGAGTTAGTGCGTTCTACAAACACATCCACCCAGGCAAAACCACAGTAATAGGATTCACCGTGTTTAGCGATATGGGCATTTTCTGCGTTGATAGCGGCTTGACGTGCTTCGTTGTGAATTGCTTGAATATCCATTTATCTGCTCCTTATTAATTGTTAATGTAAACATTATACATTAAAACAACCAAAAAGTCAACCAAAATATAGGATTTTTTAGGTGTTGTAAGTCATTGATTTTTAATCGTAAATCCACCCAAAATTTAGGGTTTTGTGGATCCATGTATAGATAGGAAGGGTAAACTCTAACTGCCAAACTCCATTCCAACTCAGATAAGGCTGATGATGTAATACACTAGCACTACCCAATAGGTGTTTTGGGTAATTTGGATAGTATGTACCTTGATAGACAAATTTAGGACTAGATATTTCATTGAATTGTACTTGGTCAATGATTAATGCTGTCGTTGGATCTGATGCGTCTTTGCCATAGTGTTCGATTTCTAATATATTGCTTCCACGACCTTGGAAATTGATAGTGAGCCATTGTTCCTTGTCAACGACTAAATCACGTCTTTGATCATCGAGAGTGATCAGACATTTAGGAGAACCCACAGGTTTAAGCAGGACACGAATTTCAACAGTATAGATACTAGTAGCCATGTTGTTTAAATATCTCCGATAATTCTGGATATAAATCAATGGCATTAAACCCAAATTCATTATCCCATCGTCGACACATTGCCACTAGTTCTGGCAACAGATTTTCCGTTGATGGATGCCCGAGTATATGCAACATCTGACTGGCCTGTGTTTTAATCGAGTGTAAATGATTATTGACGTCACTTTCATTATAATCTTGTGTGATGTCTACTGTAGATAGTTTATCTAAGATCTTTTGATATTTTTCTTTGTATTGATTTTTTACAGCTATCGGTAATACGTTAATATCTAGGTAAGCAGGCGCAGTTACTAATAGACTTTTAATTAAAAATTTTTCTTCTATAGAATAATCTAATAGTGTATGATAGTAGCCCACTGTTAATGCGCTGATCGCTGGGCGCAGTGTTATTGACACTGATGAACTGTCACAGTGCTGTTGATATTTTTTAATATTATCTAATATTATCTTAGTATCCGTGCCCTGGCGAACATAATTGTTGTGTTCTGTAGTTGCCTCTATACTAATTTCTATTCCGACTCTGGTAAATCTTTTTAATTTATTAATCAGTGATTCGTTGAATACTGTTCCGTTAGTGACAAAACTAAAACATAATTCAAATCGTTGATGTTCAATCATGAAATCAACGAATTGCTCAAAACGATCAGTGAGTAGTGTTTCCCCACCCATAAAATGGATATTCTTTAATTTAGGAATAGTTAATAATTCATTAAGAAATCGATTCCAAGTCGCCTGATCTTTAGTCCAATCAGTGCCTAAATATTGTCTATGATCATCATGTCCCCAACGTACATATTGTGTAGCAATACGTGTACTAGCACCACTCCAACACATTTTACAAGCTAGATTACAGTAGTTGCCTAGATCAATGTGAAGATCTATAGGCAAAGTATCTGTAGTACCAGTATCAATGAAATGATGTCTACCAGGGCTTTGTTCGAAACTATTATGGAATGCAGTTTTAGTAAAAATTATACTTTTTTGATTTGCTCGGACACGACGACTAGTTCCACTGACTATTTCTTCGTGGTAACATTTACTGCAAACATCTGTGGGAGTATCTGATAATACCTCTTTACGAAATGCCACTACTGGTTCACTGTTAAACCATTCCGTTAGTGACATTGATTTGATATTATATTTGGGATCAGTAGAAAGTTTGCGACTTTCCTGACAGCAGATACCTAGACTACCATCCCAATAGATGTGTGCTTCGTACCACGGGGTATTACAGAATATCTGCTGGTTGGCCATTATCGCTTAGTGATGATCTCATCAGCTAAGCCATAATCTACTGCTTCTTGTGCCGACATGAAATTATCTCTCTCCATGTCATTACTTAGTTCTTCAAAAGTCTTGCCTTTTGAGTTATGATCCACATAGATCTGTGTCAATGTTCGTTTCATTTTGAGTATTTCGTTCACTTGGATCTGCATATCTGTAGCCTGACCACCTGCACCACCACTGGGCTGATGGATCATATGGCGAGCATATGGAAGTATCAAACGCTTGCCTTTAGCACCACTACTAGCCAATAGGGAACCCATGCTACAAGCCTGCCCCATGACGATGGTTGACACGTCAGGCTTAATAAACTGCATTGTGTCGTAAATAGCCATACCAGCAGTAACAACCCCACCAGGACTGTTAATGTAAAATAGGATATCTTTAGTGGCATCTTCACTCTCCAAATATAATAATTGTGCTACGATAAGGCTGGCTGAATGTTCATTAACATCTGTATCTAGGATAACGATACGATCTTTTAATAAACGCGAATATAAGTCATAACTACGTTCACCTTGACTGGTGCGTTCAAGCACCATTGGCACTAAATTTGGCATCCTGCATCCTTTAATAGTTGATAAAATTCTGGGAATGTTTCTTCAAACTTATGATTTCTCTGTTTATCTAATAAGTTTATAATTTTCTGTGTTTCATCAAATGTATCACTGAAATCATCTTGATACATATATTCTACTATCTCATTGAATTTGAATCTATCTAATTTTTCTTTAATTTTATCTTTTACGATGATTGGTAATGATCTGATATCGTATCTTTTTGGATCAGATAATAAACTTATGTAAGGATCTTTGAGATTGTTCTGAAGACACCATTTAAAAAATTCTGGGAAATAAAACACTGTAAATATACTGATAACGTGCCCAACAGTTAGTTTTAAATTAGGATTAGTCGATACCTTAGCTTGATATAATTTTATGTTTTCTAATACCTGATCCCACTCAGCTGGCCATCTATTATAATTAAAATGTTGTCCTTGACCATCTATGCTCAATTGTAAGTCTATTTTTTTAAATTTTTTCCATTTTTCCCAAAATTTTTCTGTTGCAAAAATTGTAGTATTAGTAACATAGTGTAAAATGATATTTTCTGATCCATTACTTATTAAGTAATCTAAAAAATCTAAATGTTCATCTGTGCCTGTTAAGAAAGGTTCACCACCTAATAGGTATACGTGAGATACTTCTGTCGATATTTGTTTAATTTGATCTAAAAAATCCTTATCTTGATAGAATCGATGATGTTTGTGTATTTTAATATTTGGAAAAATCTTTTGTAATTTTTCTTCTTCTTTGATCCATGTGGTTGATTGATAACTGCTACAAGTCATACAAGCAAGGTTGCAACTATTACCAAATGCCAACATTAAAATTTTTAATTTATCTAAAGGCGGAGGGGTTTCATTGAAAACGTATTTCCAATCTATCTCTCGTTTGCTGGGCATACCAGAATCTTCATCATCCCAGCATTTTTTACACCCGAGCGGTTTTTGTCCTTTAAGAAATTGATCTTTTAATTCTATTAGTTCGATGCTATTTTGATAATCTTTAAAATTATCAGCTAAAGACTTTGGATATTTACAGCAGGGTCTAAATTCTTTCTGAGGAGAAATATCTAATCCTACCCAAGGATGATAACATATATTGTTCATTACTATATTTAACGACGTTCGTGCATCTGCTGACAGAAAACACAAAGACGCACACCTTTAATTAACTCCTGTCTTTTCTTTGGAATCTCATCCCCACACTCTTCACAGTGTGTTAGGCTTGGTTGTTGGGCTTGAACTTCTAATTGACGGCGCACATTAGCGATAGCGTTCATGTTGTTATGGATCGCATGAAGCTGACCCATTTCTGCTTCTTCTTCATTGTTATAAACGAAGTCATCATTTAATTTCATTTCTTTCACGGTCATAGGCTGTCTTCACTTAATAGTGGTTTACTTAATTTATCCATTGCTGGTTGTAACTTATTTAATTCCTGATACATTATAGCCAATAATTCACGTAACTGTTCCATGCGGGGATCTTTCGCATCAGTGTGGCGCATGATATCATGGACCAAGCCAATCTGTGTTTGTAGTTCTTCTAATTTAGTTTTATCTACCATGAACTATTATAATACACTTTCAGGCCTAAGAACAAGTCCGCTTTGGCTTGTTTGACAAACTCAAGATCCTGCTCCTTGTAATAGTCATCACTGTCATCGCCAAAGAAGAATCCCGTGGTACCTGGTAAGTTATCGTCCAGAATATCTGCTTCTAGGTTTTCGATATCATGCCATTCTAGCTCAAGCTCGATACCATTAAACATTTCAGTATTACTTTCAGCACCTGGGCGACCTTTTTCTTCCCAAAGGCGTTCCATCCAACCATGTAGGTTTGGGTGTTTGCGCCAGTAGGCTAGTTCTTTTGGTTTAGTGCAGGTGCTAACAAATTCACCTGTTTCTTTATTAAGCTCACCATTGTCCCAATATTCTGTTTGGGCACCAGCTTTGTTAGCTGAATAAGCATACATGTCTAATCCCATGATTATATCCCCTCACCATTGAATTCAAGTTGTTCTTCTTCAACTTCTGTCAACCATTCATCAACCGTCATAGCCACATCATCTGGGATATCCGTGATCTGTTCTTCTTCGCCATTGTCCCAAACTGCTACAATGCTCCATGCTACGATACGCTGTCTAGGTTGTTCTCGTTCTAAACGAGCATCATCTACTGGATCGTAAATAGACATTACTTCTTGCTCCATTCTTTGGTATCTTTTTTGATCTGTTGCATGATCTCATAGGCACGGCCAAGGAAAAATACAGCTACCAGAATAGCCGCCAATGAAATCGCATTTAAAATTGAATATGTCATACTTGCTCCTTGTTAAAAAATTAGTGCTGGTTTTCCGTTTTAAGTCTAAAAACCAGCAAACTAAGACTGCGGCAATTTTATAGCTCTCTTTTATAGTCATCAGCTAAAGGACGCAAATGCCCTGGGGATGTTGACTTGTTTGGTGGGTTTTGATGTTTGGCTTGCGGTTAATTCAACATCAAATTCTGGGTATTTAATCCGGTAAACTAGTATGCTACCACTAGGGCCTGTG